GATTCCTCTTTTACTGAGTTTGGTAATGGTGAAAAAGAGTTTACATTTCATGCAAAATTTGAAGACTCAGATATTCAAAGCCTTTTAAATTTTTATGGACAACTTTCTTTGAAGTTTGTAAGAGATAACTACGTGGGCCCATTCCAAGATTATGATAGCACCAAAACCCATATTGCTAGATTTAGTCAAGGGGATGGAATGCACGAACATTTTGATTCCACAAAGCCTAATGACATAGCAACTTTAATATATTTAAACAATGATTATGTAGGGGGAGAAATATACTTCCCAGACTATGACGTACACATTAAGCCTGATGCTGGAGATCTTGTGTGTTTCCCAGATACTCCAGATTTTGTCCATGGTGTTAAGCCAATAACTGAGGGTATCAGATATACGGCACCACGATGGTTCACACGCATAGTGTGATAAAATAGACCTATAATGTCTAATCCGTCAAATCTATATGCAGAAAAAATTTATGCAGAGCACCCCATCGCTCTTTGGTCCCTTGATGACAAGGCTGACTATATAAGCCTAATAGACGAATCAGATCGTAATATCAACTTGTGGACTATAACAAATGGAACATCCACATCACATTCTTTATTTGATGAGCCATTTCCAGAAAGCCAAACTACAAAAATAACTGGTGTTTTGACAGAAGATGATTTTGGGCAGATAACTTGCATAAGCAATAACATTGTTAACTTTTCTTCATTAAATAAAACATTATCAACATTTTCAATTGGGGCATTCTTTAACTCGATAAGTGCCTATGCCTCTAGTTTTGAAATAGGGTATGAATATTATGACACAACATCTGGAAGCACAATTCAAAGGCTAAAGTCTTATACAACATCTGTTCAGGGTAGATGGTTTTTTATATCAGAAACATTTGACATTCCAGAAGATAATACTGAGTTTAGAATTGTTATAAAGATTAATTACATAGGGGGTGCGTCAACTACGGATGACTATGAGTTTTTGATAAATGGAATTACTGCTGGACAGTGGTGTGAAGAATTTAACTCTTCATCTCTTGGAGTTCAAAAGTCTGCATTGCCGTCAAGTATTGCATTGCCTTCATCTTTTGGAATTGAGGCAGATGCTTATGGACTTCAAGAAAACAAAGCATACTACATAGTTAAAGACAACAGCCTTGTAGCAAAAAATACAGGAATCCCACTTGTTTATGGTGCATCAAACCTAACAAAACTTTTACCAAACCCAAATATGCCATCCCTTATAATTCCAGGATTGGGGTTTTTATCTGAAGCGGGGCAGTACAAAGAATATACTCTAGAGGCATGGTTAAGAATTAATTCAGACTCAGTTACGAAGAAGCGAATAATTGGCCCAATTGCTTCTACTGATGGAATATATGTAGAAGGACCTTTTATTATTTTAAAAATTGGAGATAGTTCTGGATCTTACTATGTTGGAGAGTGGACTAGACCAATGCTCATTCACATTAGATTTTCAGAAAATAGTTCATCACTTCTTATAAATGGTGAGCAGGTTATATCTTTAAACTATCTTAGTTCTGAACTTGTGTTCCCTTCAAAATTAAACTCATTGTCAAAAGATCAGGACTGGATAGGATTTTATGCATACGAGGATGTTTCGCCAATAGAGGTAGATTGCGTTGCAATATATACCTATCAAGTTCCAACAATTCTTGCTAAAAAAAGATTTGTTTATGGTCAGGGAGTTGAGTTTCCAGAAGGCATTAATCAGGCATACAGTGGCTCATCTGTGTATATCGACTATCCTTTTGCAGACTATACAAATAATTACTCATACCCAAATATAGGCAAGTGGGGTCAGGCAATCGTTGATAATCTTAGTGTTGAAAATAATCTTTTATGCACACCAGACTATAAACTTCCAGAAATAGTTTTAGGATCTTCAAATATAGATCAGTTATATTCTGATCTTGAAGACATTCAAAATGAAACAAATAAGTTTTTTTCCTTTGATTCCGTAGCAAGCGGATATATGTACTTTGATAATCTAAACTTTTTAAATCAAAAGGTTAGATCCTTTTATGGATCTTTTAAGTTTTTAGAAGAGCCAACATCAACACAGATACTGTTTAGGATAGAGTCTGAAAATTCATCAGACTACTTTGAGGTATCTACACAAAACAAAAATGTTGTGTATAAGTTAAAGTATGGATCAACAGAAGAAGTTCTTGCAACATTTTCTTGGTCAGGCTCAAACCCATTTACTGGAATAGCGATAGAAGAAATGTTTTCTGTTGGATTAGATATAGACAAAGCCTCTAAGTATTTTGGAGGAAATCTTGCATCATTCTTTGGCAATATCAACACCCTAAAGTTTTACATAGGTGGAAGGTCAAACTTAACACAAACCTTTACTGGTAAAATATACAAGGTTGGTTTTTGCACAGCAAGAAATCATAAAAAGATTGAGTATTTATTTAATGAAAGAGGAATACCTCTAAACGATGAGAGCGTCTTTGATTTGTACTCAGATACAATAGATGTGGCGTACAACTCTACAGATAATTATTTTGGAACCAATGAGGCAGAGTGGGACCAAGTAGTTGACTCTGGAAGCGTAGACTCGTACCCACTGGAAGGTTTCCAGGTACACACAGCAAGTTATACACTTTCTCCTTCAAGTTACTTTGATAAATATGCACTAGATATAGATATACAAGGTTATTGGGAAGACTATATTCCTCTTACATACTTTGCTCAATATGTGGAAGATGAAAAAAACAGTTCATATTATGACTTAGATCTTCTACAGTTTAACCTTAACTATCCAGCACCATCAAACTTTATTGAAGAAGAACAAACTGGGGAATGGACATATAGAGAATTAACCGATGAGTATAACCTGCCAATTCAAAGGACTTATCAGTCATTAGATAATCAGTTGTTTACTGGTTACTTAAACTACGATGATTTAAAAAATAGAGCATATAAAAATTACAAGTATGACACATCAAACTCTTTGGTAAAGTCTTATGTAACATTTCAATATATAGCAAATGGGGCAAACCTTTCAGAGTCAAACTTTGTTAATATAGAAAAGCCATCAAACGATTCCATTGTTGTTCCAGGAGAAAACTGGATGAGTACAAAGTATGAAGTTGTAAATAACATGATTATTTATCCACCAAAGGATGTTCGTGTTTTGGACCTTGCTATAGTAACTCACTTAGATTTTAACGTAAAGGGAATTATAAATAACAGGGTAAAGATAAGAAATCTAGAATATGCTTCCCAAGCCTTTAACTCAACATCTCCAAACCCAATTGGTACAAGATTTGGAAATGAAATTTATCCATATAGGAAGTCTGGATTCTACTATGACTACAAATCTAGAAATCCGTTTACAATTTACAAGGGCAGTTCTCCTTATCTATATCTTACACGGTACACAGGGATCGAACTAAAAGGAACCTACGACCCAATAATTAATCGTGGTCTTTCTATTCCCATTAACAAAGAGATGTCAAGCAATTACAAAGTAATGGCTATGCAAACAGCAATACGCTATGACCAAGACGCTTTCCCTTATGCTTCAACAGAGATATTTGAGATTAAAGCAAAAAACACACATATTAAGTTTTATATGGTTGCAATACATCCTAGCGGAGAAAGAGCAAAGATATATGCTGTAAATGTTAAAACTGGAAGGCTTGAAGACGGCATTGGATTTTATTGGAACGGTAAATTAGTAAAAGAGCCAGTAATCACAGTTAAGGAGTGGGGGTTCCTTGGAATTGCATTCCCTACACTGCTAGACTTTAATTCTAGGGTTGGGTCAATTAACCTAAATGGACCTATCACATTTAACACAATATCTTACTACCAGTCAACCAACCTTCAAGAGGTTCAAAAGGTAGATGTTCGACCTTGGTTTGCTGTTAAGTATGCAATCCCCCTCACTCTTGAGTGGGACTACTGGAAGACATCTCCATCTGTCTGGGATGGTGTTCTAATTCTTTCTTCAACAAGTTATTACGGAGTAGACCCATCTACTATTTATAAGAGTTATACTGGAACAAATAAGATAATTGTTGATACTGACAAGGTTTTTACGGTTAATGGATACGAATATACAGTCTATAAAGGTATCACATCGAAACAAATAACCTCTGATGCTGTCTAATGTGGTATACTTATTGATATGAATATGGAAGATCCACGTAAAAAGAAGAAGCAACTGCCCAAAATGAAGGGGCAAGTGGGCGAGTCCCGTGCAAAAGTTATTGAAAAGCATTATGACTGGGGTCTATATGTGTATAAGAAGGCTAACGGTAAGTGGTTTACGGATGGAACAGGTTCAGTTCTCAACATTGAATCAATGAAGGGTGACATCCTCCAAATCTCTAAACTCAAAGAAGCAGCAAAATATTACGGGGATGAAGGAGATGGAGAATGCATCTTCGTCCCAGGACTAACAAGAATTTCAGAAGAAGAATACTCTGAGCAAAAACAAAGAATGGCAGAAGGTCTGATTCCTTCTCTTAATGACCTTGGTGCAGTTCAGGCAGCCAAGGACACAATTGCTAAGTATGGAAGTGATGACTAATGAGTGAAGAAAAAGAATTTTTTATTAGAGCAAAGACAGACAGCCCACTTCCAGAAGATGATACATTTACAAAGCAGGACCCTTTTAATCAGTCTTGGGATGTAATTAAAGACCTACAGGGACTTGACTCAAACTTTAAAAGAAGAACTTCCCGCATCGTAAAGGGAGAAGCAACACAAGGCTATATTGATAGTTCACGAGCAGAAAGCACAGGTCGTGATGGGGCAAAGTCTAAAGAAATTAACTCAGGAACAGTATTTAGAAATGCCTATGGACTCTTTGATGTAATTACGCCTCCGTGGAATCTTTATGAACTTGCAAGTTTTTATGACACCTCTTTTGCTAACCATGCAGCAATTGATGCAAAGGTTGAGAACATTGTAGGTCTTGGATATGAGTTTAAGGTTTCACAAAGAACAATGCTTAAGTTAGAAGCATCAGAGCCAAAGACAGCAGAGAATGCACGTAAGAGAATTGAACGAGCAAAGATTGAACTAAGTGATTGGCTAGAATCGCTAAACACAGAAGACTCATTTACAACAACCATGGAAAAGGTTTTTACAGATCTTCAAGCAACAGGTAACGGGTACCTTGAAGTAGGTAGAACTGTTCGTGGTGATATTGGATATGTTGGACATATCCCTTCTACAACAATGCGTGTTCGTCGTCTTCGTGATGGCTTTGTCCAGGTTATTGCAAATAAAGTAGTTTACTTCCGTAACTTTGGAGCAAGTAACCCAAACCCGCTTGGAACAGATGCTCGTCCTAACGAGATCATTCACTTTAAAGAATACTCACCACTTAATACATTCTATGGAGTACCAGATATTATGTCTGCAATCGGATCACTTCATGGAGACCAACTTGCGTCACAGTACAACATTGATTACTTTCAGAATAAGGCAACTCCCAGGTATGTTGTAACACTTAAGGGCGCTAAGTTATCTGCTGAAGCAGAAGACAAGATGTTTAGATTCTTACAGACTGGTCTTAAAGGACAGAATCACAGAACTCTTTACATACCGCTTCCTGGTGACTCAGACACTAACAAGGTAGAGTTTAAGATGGACCCTGTAGAAAATGGAATCCAAGAAGCATCGTTTAAAGAATACCGTAAGCAAAATAGAGATGACATTCTTGTTGCACACCAAGTTCCTCTTTCTAAGATTGGTGGTTCTGACTCTGCAGCAATCGCAGCAGCACTGTCTCAAGACAGAACATTTAAAGAGCAGGTTGCAAGACCAGCACAAAGAAATCTTGAGAAGATGATCAACAAGATAGTAAAAGAAAAAACAGATATTCTGGAGTTTAAGTTTAATGAACTTACACTTACAGATGAGATTGCTCAGTCACAGATTATTGAGAGACTTGTTAAGACTCAGGTTATGATGCCAAATGAGGGAAGAGAACTTCTTGGACTTCCTCAGATAGAAGGCGGAAATGAACCGTTTGATCCAAAGCCAGAACAGGCAGCAAACGATAATGCAGACCGTGCAAGGGACACCGAAAGAACTAACAACCAGTCTGATGGACCAGCCACAGTAAGTGGAAGAAATCCAAAAGGCGAAGGTCGTAAATCTGACGACGTGTCCGATATGTCCAAATAGTGATACTTTAGAAAAAAAGGGTATATAATAGAATAACCATGATTATATCAAAAGCGCATTGGAATTCAGATGGTGATAATATTCGCCTATCTATGCCTTTAACCAAGGTAGATAAAGAACGCAGAATTGTATCTGGTTTTGCATCCCTTGACAACCTTGATAAGCAAGACGATATCGTAACTGCAGAAGCAAGCATGGCAGCATTTGCAAAATTCCGTGGGAACATTAGAGAAATGCATCAGCCAGTAGCAGTAGGCAAGATGGTAGATTTTAAAGAAGATAAATATTTTGATCCAGAGACAAAGAAATTCTATAAGGGAGTATTTGTTTCAGCATATGTTTCAAAGGGTGCTCAAGATACTTGGGAAAAGGTTCTCGATGGAACACTTACAGGTTTTTCTATTGGTGGACGAATGAACAAGTGGGACGATGCCTATGATGAGAAGTCAGATAAGTCAATCAGAGTTATTAAGGAATATGATTTGGTAGAGTTGAGTCTTGTAGATTCCCCTGCTAATCAATTTGCAAACATTGTGTCGGTTGAAAAGGTAGATGGTGTAGATGTTATTAAAGGTGACTCAACTGTCCTAGAAAATGTTTTTTACGATAAGCAAAATGGTATTGTTATAGCATCTGAAAATGAATCAGAACTTAGCCCAATTACTGGTGAGCAGATGGAAAATATAGGGTTCGTTGAAAAAACGGATAGTGAAAAAACAAACATGATAAAATTCTTAGTTGATAGTGCTAAAGGCATTAATACTTCTAAGATTAACAAGGAGGTACAACCTATGACAGAAAACACAGAAACAGTTGCAGAAGTTATTGAAACAGAAGCATCAGTAGAAGTAGCAAAGTCAGAGGTCGCTCCAGAGGTTGATGCCGTAGTTGAGGCACCTACAGAAGAAGTTGCTAAGGCTGATGAAGCCCCAGCATCTGAAGAAGTTGCAAAGTCTGAAGAGACTCCTGCAGCAGATGTAGTTGAAGAAGTTACAGAAGTATCTAAATCAGATGAAGCAATTGTTGACTCAGTTGCAGAAATCAAGAACACTCTAGAATCAGCCTTTAGCGATCTAGTTTCAACAGTTAAGTCTTTGCAGGCCGAAGTAGAAATGCTTAAGTCTTCTAAGGTAGATGTTGAAACAGCAAAAACATCATTTGAAGCAGTTGCAAAAGATATTGCAGCAGTGTCAAGTGAATTTAATGAATTTGGTAAGCGTGTGGAACTTGTAGAGCAAGACACTGCTTTCCGAAAGTCTGGCGATCTCGGCGAGATAGTACAGAATCAACCTGAAACGGTTGAAAAATCCCTATGGGGCGGTAGTTTCCTCAAAACAGCCGACTTATTTAATTAAAAAAACAATAAGTAAAAAATCACAGGAGGTGACAATATGTCGGAACAAAATATAGAAAAGAACCAGCCTGGAACTTCAGGTAATCTTGGTGGAACAGCACCAGGACTGTATCAGGGACAAGGTGCATTCGCATCTGGATCTGAAGCAGGTTCAAACGTACCAGGTAATTACACCGATGGTGGTGTCTTGGGTAATATCCCAACAGCACTATCAGGAGTAACATCTGGACCAAATGCAGTTAACCCTTCAGGTGAGGCTGGATCAGGTATCCTACGCCCAGAGCAAGCACGTCGTTTTATCGACTACGTGTGGGATGCTACCATTCTCGCCCAAGATGGCCGTCGTGTTACTATGAGAGCCAATACAATGGAACTCGAAAAGGTAAACGTCGGAGAGCGTGTTATTCGTGCAGCAGCGCAAGCAGTTGGCGATTACACAAACGCAGGTGCAACATTCTCAAAGGTTGAATTGACTACAAAGAAGATTCGTCTTGACTGGGAAGTATCTGCAGAAGCACTAGAAGATAACATCGAAGGTGCAGCACTAGAAGATCACATTGTACGCTTGATGACAAACGCTTTCGGTAATGATATCGAAGACCTTGCAATCAACGGAACAGGTGCAGGATCAGATGCCTTTACTTCAATCATGAACGGTTTCGTAAATCGTGTCAAGACTGAAGGAGATGCTCATGAGTCAGTTGTAACAGTCGCTAATAACGCCTGGACAACAGATGTAATGCAGAACATCATCCTAGCAATGCCACGCAAGTATCGTGCTATCAAGTCTAACTTGAAGTTCTATGCTGGTACAGATGCATTCCAGGGAATCGTTAAGAACAACGGTACTCTAGCAGACGCAGTCGCAGAAGCATTTGCTTCTCAGGCTGGTGGTACTCCAACTAACCGTCAGGCATACCTTGATGGTGGAGCACAGACATTCGGTGGAGCACGTACAACACGTGTTCTCGGAATTGACGTACAGGAAGTTCCTTACTACCCTGCAGGATATGTCGACTTGACATTCCCACAGAACCGTGTATGGGGATTCCAGCGTGACATCACAGTAAACCGTGAATACAAGCCAAAGAAGGACACTGTAGAATATACAGTCTTCGTTCGCTTCGGTATTCAATGGGAAGAGCAGGATGCAATTGCATTCGCTGATGCTGCAGCAGACGAATAATCTGTAAACAGTACAATTTAGGGGGAGTAGGAGTTAACGCTCCTGCTCCCCTTACTACTTATAATGATATAATACTAACAAGGAGGAATTATGGAAAACATTAATGAAAATCCAATTGTAGAAGAAACAGTACATGAATCACCAGTTTTTGAAGCACTAGTTGCACAAGAGCCTGTTGTTGAGGCACCAGTTGTCGAGCATGTTGTAGAAACTCCAGTTGTAGAAGAAGTACATCAACCAGTTCACGAAGAGGCTATCGAAGCACCAGTTTACCAGGCACCTGAAGAAGTTCAGGCACTAGGCTCTGTTGCAGAAGGAGTGATTGGGGCAACCACAGCACCAAAGGCACCTGAAAAGAAGAAGGCTTCTAAGCCTGCTGCAAAGAAAGAAACTGTAGCACTTTACTCAACAAAGAATGTTACTTGGCCAGAAATAGGTAAGGTTTACCGTGGCTACAACATTGTTGAAAAGGATGCTGCTGAAAAGTGGCTTACTCGTTCACACATCCGCACAGCCACCCCAGAAGAAGTTGCCAAGGAATTCGGTAAGTAAATATGGAGATATTGAGAGTTCCGCCATACGATGACATTGTTGTAAATTTTGTAGTACCTTCAGGGTACGAAGATGCAGATATTTACGCAAGAGTAACAGATATGGCGGACCTTTCAGTCCAGGTTTTAGAATTTTTAGGATGGTCAACAGGAGACAATATAAACATATATCTTCCTGGAAGGTATGATAATAATTACAGAGTAGAGATTTATAAAATTAGCGAGGGTGAAGAATTAATTCACGAAGAATACTATGAACTAATCAGGCCATACGTAGACCCAAATACATTAGGAACAACTGCATCAGAAATTGCAGAATATAAAATTTTAGAATTAGTAGCAAGGTCAATGATAGACACATTTGTGCCAGAAGGCTTTTATAACAAAAAGATAACAATAGTTGGAACTGGCAATGGGTCAGACTACTTCTCTTTGTGGGAAAAAGTTTATAGAGTATTCAAGGTTTATGAGAACAATGTTTTAGTTTACGATAGATCAACTCCAGATTTGAGTGAGTATCAGTATGCAATAACACCAGACAAGACCGCTATACAGAGAGTTCGTGCAGATGTTCTTGAGTTAAACAGGTATGAATCAACAGCGCAAAACCTACCAGTGGCAAGCGGAGATCTTGGTTACTACGGATACGAAGGAATATCTTTCCCATCAGGATATGACTATACATTCGTTGTAGATCATGGATATTTAAACGTTCCTGAAGATGTAGAGTATGCAGCGAAGTTATTAATTGAAGACCTTAAGTGTGGAAAATTAGATTACTACAAGAGATATATAACAGCATACAATACAGATCAATTTAGAATTCAATTTGACAAGGCAATGCTTGGCGGTACTGGTAACTTCTTAGTTGATAAGATACTTGACAAATATGTTAAGACCATTGTCAAGCCAGGGATAATTTAATGATATGCGAAGAGCCAGACTTTACGTTTCCGATGCTTGCAGATGTTTACCATCCTGTAGTTGAGCAAGGAGTTTATGGAAACGTACAAAAGACATGGATATTGGATAGAACAATTGCATGTTCTTTTTCATCAGCAGGAGGAGCATTTAAAGAAGAGTTAACTCCAAACGTAAATATTACAGAAGAAAAACTTTTAATTGGCAGAGTAAAGACCGACATAAGAATGTCCAGCCTTGAAGCCAAAAACTCAATTACAAATGTTATAGTTACAAACATTAGAGATAAAAACTGTAACGATATTTACACAGAAACATCTGGCCCAAGAGCAGGCAAGTCCACAATCTTTGAAATTGCAACACAAGATCCATTTGTAGGACCTTTTGGTGGAGTTGAATACTACAAACTAATTATTAGAAGATCAGAGAATCAGGCGGTGGATGTATGATAGCCGTTAGATTTGACAACAAAGCATTTAAAAAAGAAATGAAGAACATTATTGACTACTCTGTTGGCTTTACTGAAGGAGTCCAAAAAGGTAAGACTGAGTTTTTAAAGTCACTTGGAACTGAAGTTTCTGAAATTGCTTCTCAATTTATAGACTCCAACGCAAGAGTGTCTCCAGAAACTTTGCACCATGTTTATGAGTGGTATAAAAATGGTAGCCCAGATGCCAGACTGTTTGACATAAACTATACTGTTAGCAACATTGGTCTTTCATTTATATCATCATTTAAACAGTCAAGCACAATTAAGCAGGGATCAAAAGAGCCGTTTCGTAATAAAGCATCAATAATGGAAGATGGAACAACCGTAGTTATAAAACCACGCAACTCTGAGGTTTTGAGATTTGAAGTAAATGGAGAAGTAGTCTACACCAGAAAGAAGGTTGTTGTTGATAACCCAGGAGGAACTACACAGGGAGAATTCGAAAAAGCCTTTGATATGTTTTTTGGTAGATACTTTACTCAAGCATTTTTAAATAGTGGTAATCTTAAGCAGTACTTCGAGAACCCAATATCGTATAAGAAAAATTTAGGAAGGGGAAAGCGTGGCGGAAAGTCTGTTGGTTTATCTACAGGATATCGATGGGTCGCTAACGCAACGGTGGCATCATAATGACAGACTCACTATCACCAATGAACACTCCTATATTATGGATTAATACATACTTACAAGAAAAACTTGCAGACTTTCTACCTCAACCTGGAAGTCAAAATGAACTAATTCCATTTTTTCCAACAGGCCCATCAACAATAGAAGCATTACAGACATCATTTCCCGAAGGTGGAGCAATGGCTGTATATGACAGAATGTTTAGAATGCGCCGTGGAGCATTTCCACATATTAAATGCGAGCAAGTTTTGTACTATTTTTATGCTCAGGCAGACAATCCAATAGTTAGAATGATTCAAATACAAGAAGCAGTTTTAAGGCTTATGGATCGTGGTGATGAGACTGCCGAAGATATAAATACTTGGGCTAGAAATCACGCCCCAATAGGTGGCATGACCTGTAAATTCTACTTCCACAACTTTAGGATTTACCAATTAGAAGAGGCAAGGGACATAGTTGACTTTGGAACAGCCAGAACCTATGCGGGTAACAAAATAATCATCGACTACGACTACCACCAGATGCAAGACATAATTGACTCAGTAAACCCCTAAAAAGGGATGCTATAATTAAGGTGAGGAAACAAGCCCTTTTAATCCAAAAGAAAAAAAAGAGGTGAAAAATATGGCATATACACGTGGTAGCAGCAAC